CGTTGTCTTTAATGTAAAATCAATCTTTGATCGTGACAACTGGGTTGAGCCAACAGACCAGTCAAAGATTAACATCGGCTTGTATCACGGAGCGGTGATGGGATCTCGGACAGGTACTGGTTGGGCGCTTGAGTATGGAGATGACGACATATCTATTTTTTCTAAGTGCGACTATGCTATGCTTGGAGATATACACAAGCCGCAAATCCTTGACAATGAGGGTCGTGTTCAATATGCCGGCTCAACAGTGCAGCAAAACTTTGGCGAATCTGGTAAAAAAGGGTATAAGCTCTGGTCTATAGAAGGTAAAGATGAGTTTAACGTTGAGCATATAGGGGTGCTCTCTCCAAGGCCATTTATAACAATCACCCTAACCAACGCTGGTGGGTTGCCTGAAGGTGCTTACATTCCTCGTGGGTGCCGCTTAAGACTCATTGCCATGTCGAATCTACCTTCAAACAAAATACGAATGGTTTCCGATTACTGTAAAGCAAAATATAGCCCTTACTCGGTTTCTTTTGTTAATAAATCTGAGGATTCCATTATGGAGTCTATGCGTGGCTCAAGCAAGATTGAGAATATGCGAGATCCTGCTGTGCAAGAAAAGTGGATCAAAGAGTATCTCAAAGATTATAGCCTAGATGAAGGGGTAATGGACGAGATTATGGAACTAAATACAAAATTCAACAAAGAGGCTGAAAGAAATGAACAAGTTAGTAGAAATGTTATTTGGAATGTTAAAGAGATGCGCTTCAATAATTTATTTAACTATGGCTCAAATAATAGTGTGGATTTTTCTAAAGTGTCTGGCATTGTTGGAATATTTGGTAAAAATTATAGCGGCAAGTCTTCTATCATTGACTCTTTACTTTTCGGTCTTTACAATACCACGTCTAAAGGCGAAAGGAAGAATGTTCATATTATCAATCAAAACAAAGAAGCAGCATCTATCAACTTGGTGTTCAATGCTGCTGGTCAAGATTATAAAATATCTCGGAATCTTAACAAGGTTAATAAAACACTCCGAGGAAAGAAAACAATAGATGCAAAGGGTGATCTGGATTTCACAAATCTAACGATTAATGAATCTTGCAATGGAGATTCAAAAACAAACACTGATGCAAATATTCGCAAGGTCATCGGATCAATTGATGACTTTATGATTACGTCAATGGCTTCTCAACTAGATTCGCTTTCCTTCATCAAAGAAGGCTCAACGAAGCGAAAAGAGATTCTTGCTAAATTCTTAGATCTTGACCTGTTTGATAAAAAGTTTAAACTAGCAAAAGCTGCCTGTTCTGACATCTCAGCAGTTATCAAAAAGATGAAAGCAAAAAACTACACAGGTCAACTTATTGCAAAGCAAGAAGAGCTTGAAGAAATCAAAGAAGATATCGACCGCCAGCAGAAGCTCTGTGCACAGTTTACCTCTAGATATGACGAGTTGGTGAAAGAGCTTTCTCTCATTGAAGAAGAGCTGAACTCTAGGCCAACCGAAATAATTGACATAAAGGCGGTAAAAGACCTTATAATCTTAAAGAATAAGGACATAAAGCAATCTGAACTAGACATTATAGCCTTAAAGAAAATCATTTCAAAAAATACTGAAATTATAGGAGAAATTGATCTATTTTTGTCTTCTTTGTCTCAAGATCACCTAGAGACCTTGCAAAACAACTGGAATCTCTGGAATGCAGAAAAGAATGAGATATTCAACAAGCTCAGAGCAAAAGAGACCAAGCACAAATCCACTTCTAAAAAGATTAGTATGCTTGAGGATCATGAATACGACCCCGATTGCAAATATTGCTGTGAGAACAAATTTGTCAAGGATGCCAATAAGGCAGTAAAGGAATTGCCATTGATCCAGAGCAACATAGAGTCCTTGAGGGTTGAATTGGAGGATGTTGATTACAAGTTGAACAACATAGGGATAGATCAAATAAAAAGCGACCTCAGAAAGATTCAAGAGTTCAGAGCTAAGAAGCACAGGATGTTTTCAGAAATACAACAGTCTCAATCTAGAATTGAAGCAACTCAGGCGAAGATTGATCTTCTTAATAACGAAATAGCATCAAACGAAGTTAAAGTTCAAGAGTACGAAGAAAATCGTCATGTTATTGAAAACCTTTCTGTATTGCTGGGTGAACAACGAGCAGTTAAAAACAAGGTGGACGAATACGGCGCTAAAGTTAATCGCTGTAATGAAAAAATCCAAGGGTATCTTATTGAACAAGGCTCTGTTCAACAGTTCATCAAGACAATTGAAGAGCAAAAAACAGAACAAGAAGAGCTTGAAAGAGAATGGATTGCTTATGATTTGTTTATGAGGTGTATGCATCCTAATGGTATTGCATATGAAGTTATCAAGCAAAAATTACCAATTATTAACGATGAGATACAGAAATGTCTTACAAACATTGTTGACTTTGAAGTCTTGTTTGAAAACAGCGGTAAGAACCTTAACATCTTGATTAAACACCCGCAGTACGAACCCAGACCATTATCAATGGGCTCAGGTGCTGAAAAAACAATTGCGGCGATGGCTATACGCTTGGCTCTTATTTCAATCACTAATTTACCAAAATCAACACTATTTATACTAGATGAACCTGCAACTGCTTTAGATCAAGAACATATGGAAGGATTTATCCGACTATTAGAAATGATAAAGACTAAATTCAAAACAGTTTTAATCATCTCACATCTTGACTCTCTTAAAGACTGTGTTGATATGACAATTGATATAGACAAGGTTGGAGGTTACGCTAAAGTAAAGGTGTAACAAAATGAACAAAGATGAACTACTTGATAATATTAATGATAGTATCGTAGAACAAGGAAAAGAGAAGCTTGCAGATCCAGATTTTCAAGAAGCGCTTCATTTGGATAACCCTCAAAAGGGTGTCCTTGATGCAATACAAGAAAGGCTTATATCTCGCAAGCTTCTCGTTTTTATTTGTGCAACTGTTCTGCTATCTTCGGCTCAATTAGATCCGGAGACTTGGGGAATGATTGCTATGATCTATATCGGCGGACAAACTGCTGTTGATTTCGCAAAGATGTGGCGTCATGGTGCTTAGATGGTCTAAGATAAAAGCTTGGGCAAAGGCTCACTGGAACTGGTTGGTTCTTGTGGGCTTGTTTTGTTTGGCCTACGCTCTAGGTAAAAAGTCTGCTCGTGGTTTGTTAGTGCAAGCACAAGCTGCCAAATCACAATACAAAGCAGAATCAGAAGCGATAGAGAAAGCAGCAAGAGACAAAAACAAAAGAGATCAAAAAATAGATAGCAAATCAGAAGAAATTAAGAGGAAGATTGAACTTAAGAAGCAACAAGACCTAGAGGATCTTAAAAGAGATATAGACCCCGACAGGGTATTTAAAGACATGGGGATAGATAAACGATGATTTTATTATTATTAACAACACTTGCGTGGGGCTCAAACCCAGAATACGTATACCTACAAAAAGGTGACATTGCTCCATTTAACGGTCGCCTTATGAGTGACTCTGCAATAGATCTCATAACTCAAGAAATTGTAAACGCTCCAGAGGTATGTCGTATTGAGATGGAATACCAACTAGCAATGCTGGAAACAGAAAAGAACGAAGAGATAAAGAAGCTCAAGAGTGTAATAAAATTTAACAACACTGTTCACGATACAAAAATTTTAGAACAAAAAAAACGCATCCAAGAACTTGAAGAGCTGAAAACACCTCCAAGGTGGAGACTTTGGTTCGGTCTGGGACTAATTACTGGCGTGGGAACCACCATAGCAATAGCAAATGCGGTAAATTAGTATGTTAATAAGAATAGTAAAGAGTATAAAAAAGCTGGTCTGCCCACCGGCAACTCAAGACCTCGCTCTCAACACAAAGAACCGAGACGCAACAATAAAGAAGTACAATTATGGACCTCTTAACGTTGACGAACCAGCAGGTTATTGGGAGAAGATCGCAAAGTATTGGAAGACCAGCGTGAAAGCAGCAAAGAAGTCTGTGTGTTATAACTGCGTCGCATTTGACATATCTCCTCGTATAAAGAAGTGCTTACCCGGCGATACGTTTGATGCCGATGGAGTGCTCGGATATTGCTGGATGCACCACTTTAAATGCCATTCTGCTCGCGCTTGTCATACTTGGGCAAAAGGTGGTCCAATCAAAACAGATAAAGAATCAGCTGAATGGCAAAAGAAAAACTCCGGAGGTATGAGTGAGTAAAAAAGATCCAAATTACATTGTTAAAGTAGAACAAGCAATAGCAAAGAAGTATGGAGAAGAAACGATACAAAATCCAAGGTCTAACTGGAGCGATGAGAAAGAACAAGAATATCTTAGCCAATTGAAAGACCTATACAAAGAAAGAAACGAGTTGCAGTCCGAAGACGAGGAAATTGGCGGAGTTTTTATAAATAAAAAACTACTTAATAAAGAATCGTCTAGATCTTGTCCGATTTGCAATACATATTCATTTAACTCTAATGATGATGTTTATATGTCAAAGTTTAGTTGTTGCGAGAAGTGTTACATACAGTGGGTTGAAGATCGTGAAGAACGATGGCTAAAAGGATGGAGACCCAACAATGAGTAGTACAACATTAGAAATTATCCAAGGACTCGCTCAAGCAGCTGCGAACTCTTATGACGGAGCACATGATGAGAGGTTCACACTTGACGGACAAACCAAACAAGTAGGATTGCAAAGAGAACAAGGATGCCCATTAATGGACAAGAGAGTTATGGACGGCTTCTCAGTTAAGTTTTATGGCGATTCAATGATCATAAACTACCAATCAGATGTATTTCTTCGCGAAGTATATGCAGGTGGTTTTGAAGATGAGATCAACAGACGATTGAATGAGATCAAGAAGTTTTTAGAGAAAGAGTATCGTGAAATTACCGGTAAGACTTGCAATTTATCTCCAAAAGGAGAAACACAGATCTTAGTGCAATCAACTTCACGTGTTCGTTCGTTTGTACAAGCATATCAGCACTTTAAAATCTCAGGTATAGACGCAGTTCCTATTCTTGAGCCTTCAATTGATTCAACCAGAGATATCACACGAAAGTTTTTAAATCAATTCACAAATGATCGTCCAATGAACGATACACGAAAAAAAGAGTAATAAAAGGAGATAATGTCTCTTAAATTATCAAAACAAGAAATCGTAAAAGAGATCGTAAAGTCAGGAAAGGATCCGGTATACTTCATAAATAATTATTGCCGAATCTCTCACCCACTTCGCGGTCTTATTCCTTTTAATACTTATCCTTATCAGGATGATCTTATAAAGGATTTTAACGACTACCGGTTCAATGTAATACTGAAAGCGAGGCAGCTTGGGATTTCAACGATCTCGGCTGCGTATGCTGTTTGGTTTATGCTGTTTCACAAAGAAAAAAATATTCTTGTAATGGCAACCAAATTCACAACAGCAGCCAACTTAGTTAAGAAAGTCAAGATGGTAATGAAAAACTTGCCACCGTGGATGCAAATATCCAAGATTACAATTGACAACAGAAACTCTTTTGAACTCTCCAATGGGTCAACAATTAAAGCAGTAGGAACCTCTGCTGATGCAGGTCGTTCTGAGGCGT